GGGTATTTTGCGGGCGGCTTCTGTTGGACATGCTTTTGAGAATTTGGAGTTGGACGGAATTCATGCGGTGGTTTCCTGCATCAGGCGACGGAGGCGGGTGTTGGATGGGGAACCGACAATATCTGGAGAGGGATGGGGGGATCCCACGAAATGTATGAACTGGCCATTTTGTCAAGAGAGAGTTGGTCGTCGGCGCAAGAAGAAAAGGACCATGCGATTGTGTCATCGCTGCCGGGGCGCCCACCCAGTGTACCCCGGAGTGGGGCTGGTGACACCAGACGTGTTGGCAATTCAAAAGGGGGAACCGGTGGGTGGTCCGGTCCCTCTGGTTCCGCTATGGTCGACCACGTACCTTTGGCCGAAAAACATCAAACCCTTTTTTATTGAGGGGACATCTCTGAAATTGAATTTTCCATTGTTGGATCTGGGGAAACCAGAGAATGTCGTAAACCGGAAAGTCGGTGTTTTGGTTGGATTTGGGATCTCAGGGTGGTATCCAGGTCATCAACACATGGGCTTGCGGGCCGTATACGATGCCCTGTGCACAAGGACGTTCCAGCCGCGACCACTACAATGTCCCGGGTTGAGGCCTCTCCTTGATTTGTGGTACAACCAATTTGGGCCGCAGATACCAGACCGGTCAATAGACAGCATGACGCACCGGGAGTGGGTGGATCAGCATCGCCAGAAGCAGTTATATGAAGAAGTATTGACATTTATTGATGCTAATGGATATGACCCAGTGCGAGACCGGGAGGCCCTTTGTTCAGTGTTCGCAAAATCGGAATGGATGCTCGGTGTGGATAGAGCCCCTGGAGGAACACGGCGAAAGCGACGGTATAAAGTGAGGGGAATATATAATTTGAGTGAGGGCCCACATTTCATTGTTGGAAGACATTACAAATCCTTCACCCCAGTTGTTGCAAAGCACTTCAATCCAGAAAGTCATATCTTTTATGCAGGCAAGGCGGGCCCTCATGAATTGCAGAGGTGGTTGGATCGGGCAAGTGAAAGGGTGGAGACAGGAGAGTATTGGTGTCTGTTGGGGGATGAGTCGCGCTTTGAGACGACGAAAACCAAGGACATCAATGAAGCACGTTATGACTGGATGTGCAGGAAGTGGGCTGAAGCGGATCCTCTCCGAGACCAGGTGGAGCGAGCGTGGCGGAAATTGCGGTTCAGCGTAAGAGATCCACGGACGAACAAGCGGGTATATGGAAGTTTACCCCCAGAAATGCTCCCGTCGGGGGAAGATGGGAC